CACCACAGGCGAGGGTGATGTATTTGTCCGGAGGTGGGAACCAGTGTACGCAAAAAAACTAACAATCAACAAGGGCGTGGATAACGTGATCTTGTTTGAATTCATTAACCAAGATCAAAAGCCGGTGAATATCACCGGCAGCAACTTGATATTTAGACTGATCAATCTCCAAGGCGATGTGCAATTGCTGGAAAAAGAAATGGTCATACTAAATGCACTATTTGGACGAGCCAAAGTCACGCTGAGTGCCGCAGACACTACAGAACTGCCCACCGAACCTGCCAGTTACTCCATTGACAGAACCAGCGGCAATCTAACAGAAGCAGTTTTTGTGGATGCACAAGCCCAGGCCCGTGCCGACGTGGACATACAAGACAGTGTACTGCCGGAATTTGTGCCCAGTCACACTGTGACAGTGCCTACCATTTATGGTCCAGAAATCTATATCAATCCTGTGTATGCTGGCAACTATCCTGACTGGGCGTTGAATCCTCCTCCAGTGGGCAATGTACAACCTAATCCCGAACGCTACTCAAGTTTTATCCCTACTATTGGAGCAAGTTTGACCACGTTTCAGTTGTCCCTGGATCATTATACTGGCAACATCAAAGCACAGGCCGCAGAAACTTATCAAAGTACCTGGCACGATGTTACTGACATATCTTCATACTACTCTCGAACAGGTACAGAGTATATCAACGTACTGGGTTATCATCCATTGTTGCGTTTGGCCTTAAACAGTTATTCAGGTGCTGAAATTGTAGGACCGGCCACAGCCAATGCGCAGGCTGCTAATGGTGTAATCACCAGCATCACCGTAACAAATTCTGGTAACGGCTACTTAGCACCGCCGTTGGTTACTATTATTGGTCTAGGCGCCGGAGCCACAGCAGAAGCAGAAATTACAGGCGGCCAAGTTAGTGCCATAAATGTTACTAACGGAGGATCGGGCTACACCCCCTCGCCGGCACAACCCACTGTACCGGCCCAAGTTGTTATTACAACAGGAGCAGTTGTAGACATAATTTGTAGATGACATTTAAAAAAATTGTTGGATTTGGTGACTCGTGGATGTACGGAGACGAGTTACTAGACCCTACACTAGTTCAACAACACACCGACGCACACAGTTGTTGGCACCAAAACGATCAATATCGCAACAGTCACAATTTTTTGGGACTGGTAGGAAAACACTACAACGTTCCTACGGAAAATTTTGGCATTGCTGGCGGATCGATGCAAAGTTCAATTTGGACTTTTCTTTGGTGGTTGGAACATGAGCCTTGTCCTGAAGAGTGTTTGGTCCTGGTAGGTCATACTGACAGTGATCGATTGAGTTTTTACAATCCCAATCACCACAGTTATGCTAACGATCCTCCTTGGAACAAGTTCATACACTCAACTTGGGTGCAGTATGGATCCAGTGTGGTGCCAGAAGATTTTCGTAACATGGTCAAACAGCAGTTGGTATTGACCAATTGTCCTGAACTGGCCAGTCTCAACTATCAACAAACTGTGTTGTTCTTTGATGGAGTAGCCAGCAGACGAAATATACCCATGATGCAGTTTCATGTCATGCCTGCTGATGTGGAATTGAATCTACCTTCAGAAATTTGGCCCGGATTCTCAACAACACTTTGGTTTCGTGATCATCCGGGCAACCAAAAACGAGAACTGATCATGCCCGGAGGCCATCCTAACAAAATTGGGCACGAAATGATTGCTGACAAGTTGATTTCTACCATAGATTCTGCTACAATGTAGCAATGCTTGATATACTGCAATACTTGCCAGCGAAACGAAAACCCAGTCCACAAGGCTGGCTGAGTTTTAATGCAGTATGTTGTACTCATAACGGTAACAGTCAGGACCGGCGTGGACGTGGCGGTATCAAGGTAACTGAACAAGGTTGGAGTTATCACTGTTTCAACTGCGCATACACAGCCAGTTTTGTACTGGGCCGTACAGTGAGTTTCAAAGCCCGACGTTTGCTCACCTGGATGAATGTACCCAACAACGAGATTGAAATGCTCAATCTCGAAAGCCTACGTCATCGTAGCATACACGGCATACTAGAAGATCGTCAAAAAACTTTTAACATATTAAGCGATATTGAGTTTGAAGAACACGATGACTTCCCACCATTCTCAGAAGTAGTCACACCAGAATTTCCACTATACTGGAATTACATTCGTCAGCGTGGCGTGCCTGAAGACTTTCCTATAATGACATCAATCAAGAACGATGGTGTTCATTGGGTTAGGCCATTTGTGTTGGTTCCGTTCTCATACGATAACCGAGTGGTAGGTTGGACTGCTAGATTTTTAGACAACAAGCAACCCAAATACATCAATCACTCGCAACCAGGTTATGTATTTGGCACAGATTTGCAACATGCCAATTGGCAACATGTGTTGGTGATGGAAGGTATCTTTGATGCACTTAGTATAGGTGGACTTGCTGTAATGCACAATACCATCAGCGATGCACAAGCAAGGCTAATTCGCAGTCTCGGACATGAAGTAACTGTGATTCCTGATCAAGATACAGCAGGTGTGGTGTTGATTGATCGTGCTGTAGAACTGGGCTGGGCAGTAAGCATACCTGAGTGGCCGGAGGGTTGCAAAGATGTCAATGACGCTGTGATAAAGTTGGGCAAACTAGGAGCCTTGCTAACTATAATGCAAGCAAGAGAAACTAGTCGAATCAAAATAGAACTGAAGAAAAAACAATTAGTAAAACAAATACAACAAAGTACTTTACAATGACCAAATTTTCAAGTTTATCGTATTTAAAACAACAACATTCATCAGTGTTTGCACAAAGTTGGATCTATGCTGGTATCACCGCTTGGTTCAGCCAACAAGATAGATTTGCTGAACTAGAATTTTCAGACAAGATTAACTCATTATGTGTGCGAGATTATTGGGATAAATTTTTCAGTGCTAGTGTTAGTGTGCAAGAAAAAACTTCCGATGATAAAAAATATTTTGGACTCATAAATGAAGGTAGCCCTGAATATTGGTTTCGACTAGACGAATGGCATCACACGGTATTGGTCACTGGCCATGATAATTTCACTCAATGGCAGAATAACAATATTAGTATTGGTTTTGATCGCTGGGATTTTTGGTTGCATAAAGTATGTGGAGATCCAAGAATTTCTCAAGAAATCAACACACAAGGTATTGCAAAATCCAAATTTGATTTGCTAGTTCTTAGAGGAGCCCCACGAGAACATCGATTAAAATGGCTTAAATTATTTCAAGATAGATCTACAGACCATAAAGTTCTGTCTGACGGTATCCAAACAGAATTATCTACAGATTTTCGAACAACCAATCTTGGCTACGAACAATATTTCAACAAGTTAAACTGTGAAAAATTTCAAAATTACAACATGCTACCAAGTTTTTATGATGAGGCCGATACTATAAATCTAGATTTTTTACCACATAGAAAACTATTTCAAGACTGCTTAGTTAACATAATTTTGGAAACCACAGTGTACAATACTACTAGTCCTTTCTTTACAGAAAAAACTTACAAGGCGTTGATTAATGCACGCCCATTTGTTATACTTGGTGATACCAATAGTTTGTTGAAACTCCGACAGGAAGGATTTAAAACTTTTGATAATTTTTGTGATGAAAGTTACGATTTAGAACGCGATCTAGACAAACGTATAGAAAAAACAGTGACAAGTACTATCCAATTGATAGATGCTTGTCGTCAGTACCCAAAGGAGATTGACAAAATTTGTCAGTATAACCAGCAACTATTTTTTGATAGACACAGACTTGAACGCAAACTTGCAAAATTTGGAAAACTGTGTTTAACTCAATTATATCAAATGGAGACAGATTAGTGCTTAAAGATTATTCTCTTGACGTTCAGCGATTATTTCTAGAGATGATGTTGGAAGACGCCACAAGTTATGTGCGTGTTCAAAACATCTACAATCCACAGAACTTTGATCGCAGTCTGCGACCTGCGGCTGAGTTCATTAAAGAACATTCAGACAAGCACAAGACCATGCCCGACAGGCAGCAGATAAGTGCGACCACCGGAGTTAAACTTGCACCAGTGCCAGACTTGAATGAAGGCCACTTTGACTGGTTCATGGGCGAATTTGAAGCATTTACTCGACGTCAAGAACTTGAACGGGCAATTCTAAAATCAGCAGACTTGTTGGAAAAGGGCGAGTTTGAACCCGTTGAGAAACTTATCAAAGATGCAGTACAGATATCACTTACTAAAGACATGGGCACGGATTACTTTGCTGATCCTAAGGCTCGCATTGAGAAATACTTTAACTCAGGCGGGCAGGTCTCAACAGGTTGGCCACAACTGGATAGATTGTTGTATGGTGGATTCAGCCGTGGTGAACTAAACATCTTTGCAGGCGGCTCAGGTTCAGGTAAATCGTTGGTGATGATGAACATTGCACTGAATTGGCTACAGCAAGGCCTAAGTGGCGTTTACATCACACTTGAACTTTCAGAAGAACTCACAAGTTTGCGAACAGATGCTATGTTAACCAACATGAGCACCAAGGACATTAGACGTGACATGGACACAACTGAACTCAAGGTAAAACTTGTGGCCAAAAAGAGCGGCAACTATCAAGTGAAGGGCTTGCCGGCACAAAGCAACATCAATGATATCCGTGCGTATTTGAAAGAGTATCAAATTCAAACAGGTAAGAAGGTAGACTTTGTGATGATTGACTACTTGGACTTGTTGATGCCAGTAAGTGCCAAAGTCTCACCCAACGATTTGTTTGTTAAAGACAAGTATGTTTCAGAAGAACTACGCAACTTGGCCAAAGAACTAGCAGTACTGATGGTAACTGCGTCACAGTTGAATAGATCAGCAGTTGAAGAAGTAGAGTTTGATCACAGTCACATTTCAGGTGGTATATCAAAGATCAATACTGCTGATAATGTATTTGGTATCTTTACGTCACGTGCTATGAAAGAGCGTGGCAAGTATCAAATACAATGTATGAAGAGTCGTAGTTCAACAGGTGTTGGACAAAAGATTGATTTAGAATACAACATTGAAACCATGCGCATCACAGACGAAGGCGGCGACGAAAAAGACAACTTCCGTGGTGGTGCCAAGTCCAGCATTATGGATTCAATCAAGGCCAAGAGTCAAGTTAAAACCACTGAAGAAGGTGATGCCAGTGCACCACCTTGGGAACGAGCCAAACCTCGGGAAGACTTTGATCTTGAAGCACCCAAAGTTACGGCTGATGTACAAAGTGCAAAACTAAAACAACTGCTGGGGCAGATTAAACAATCGTAATATACATTGTTAATTGTATCATTGGTTTATCTAACGCCAATGACCGATAAATAACTCAAAGGTCACTGACTCAAATGCAAAAACGCACCCGTAGTTTGTTAGAAGAATTAGACTCAATGTATGTTGAGCGTGAGCGCCATCTAGTAATA